AATTTGAAATAAGTTTTATTTCTACTATATTTGGAGCTATGAGTGCTAAAGTTAATACGGTAGTCGATTTCTTTTTCGGCGGATCGTCTAAAAAGAATGAACAACAAAATAACAATAAATAATTATGAATAAATTTTTTACAGTAAACGTTAATCCAGTAATGACGTATGCTAACCGAAATAATACTTTTGCAACTGGAGACTTAGTGTCAGACTGGTTTGCTTTTGATGTCCCTAATGGCGGAAATAAATTAATTAGCGCTTATTTGATTGGCGAGGGTAATGCTCTTCCTCAAATTTTTTCAACTGAAGTAGTTTTTGCAAAAGATTTAGTAGTTGATAATAAAATTATCGCTCCTTCTTCTTTAGGTACTCCTTCAAATACCGCTAATGGTACTACTTACCAAAGTCATCTTGTAGGCTTTTTACAATCAAACGAAGGAACTCAAACAACAACAAACTTAGATTTTGGTTATATGCAAAGATTAACTACAGAAAGTAAAGACACTAATCAAAATGAAATTGTTCTTCAAGGACATCCTGATACAGGTACTTTAAAAGGATTAAGTAGAATTTATGTAGCTGTATTAAGTTCAGCTTCTACTTCAGATTTAGATCTTAGAACTGGAATTAGAGTTAATGGTGGTGGTACAGCTGGGGACGCGACTTTAACTGTAGATGGAGGTCTCCCCGCAAATATTATGTCCGTTGGAGATCAATTACTAGATGAAGACGAGCAAGAATTAGGAACAATAACAGCTATAAACGGTCTTATAATAACATTTGACAGTAATGGATTATTAAATACCGTAGGAGATAACAAAAGAGTTGCTACTAAAAGTCCTATAAAATTAGTATTAGGATTTGAAAGATAAAATAAATTATAAATTAAATTAAATTAAATTATGGCAAAAGAAAAAATGGTTGACCTTAAACCTAAGGCTGACAAAATATCCGATGAGCACTTAAAAGAGCTACAAGGTATATTAAATATAACAAATAACTTACAGTTTAATATTGGTAAGCTAGAAGCTCAAAAACACAATTTACTTCATGAATTAAGTATACAACAAAAAAAAGTAGTTGATATGCAAGATGTGTTAACTAAAGAATATGGCACTTATGATATAAATGTAATAGACGGGACTATTAATAAAGAAGAAGATGAAAAATAATATCATAAGAAAAATAACTATAGGTAAAGATTATAAAAACGACTCAATGCACTACGCTGTAGATCAAGAAGTTTATGGTGGTCATAAAATTTGTGATATAATAGAGGAAGAAGATAAGTACTGTATTTATATTAGAAAAGAAGAAGTGGTAATACCATGGAAAGATTTTAATAAAAACATGGCTATATCAGTCGAGTATAATTTAGAATATTAATGAATGGTGCTTACAAAGATTATATTATCAGCCCTATTGGCGATCGTTATAATAACAGTGTACGAGTTGATGACAAAGAACTAATATTAAACACTGAAATATTTAATCATCAATACGTAAATAGATTAGCAAAAGTTATCGCTACTCCGCTATTATTTCAGTCACCTGTTAAAGTAGGTGACGAAGTAATAGTACATCATAATGTATTTAGAAGATGGCATGATGTTAAAGGTAGAGAAAAAAATAGTAGATCATACTGGAAAGAAGATAAATATATAATATCAGAAGATCAAATATATTTATATAATAACAAGGCTATGCCAGGATTTAGTTTTGTTAAACCGTTAAAAGCTACAAATAAATTTAACACTGAAGCAGAAAGACCATTAATAGGCGTTGTTAAATATTCTGATGGTAATTTTAATATAAATGATTTAGTAGGTTTTACACCTAACAGTGAATACGAGTTTATTATAAACGAAGAAAGATTATATAGGGTTATGAATAAATTTATTACAATTAAATATGAATATCAAGGAAACGAAGAAGAATATAATCCAAGCTGGGCAAAAAGCAGTTGAAGAATTAATTAAAGTTGCTAAAGAACCTATAGTTGATAGTGACGACGACATATCAGCTGATAGATTAAAAAATGCAGCTGCTACAAAAAAGTTAGCTATATTCGATGCTTTTGAAATACTTAATCGTATAAATGAAGAAGAGAATATGCTTGAGGGTAAAGTTGAAGAAAAAAAAGAAGTTAAGTTTAAAGGTTTTGCAGAAGGTAGATCAAAATGAAATACGAACAAAGCTTATATAAAATAGTAGAGCCAATAAGGCAAAACACTATTAAAAGATTAAACAAGGGTAGGAAATGGGAGTATGGATATAACAAAGAGTCTGATATAATATCTATATCTAAAACAGGTATGATTGGTGAAGTTATAGAGATACAAGGCTTACAAATAGCTTTACCTAAACAACCAAAAGAAATATATAGCTGCAGTAAAGTAAAGTCAGAGCAAAAGTGGAAACAGTTTCCGGCTAATCCAGCTTTTAAAAAAATTAAAACTGTATTTGATTGGCAAGATTATCCAGATGATTTTAAACAAAGTCATTACGAATATATAGACGAAGAGTTTAAAAGAAGAGAAGAAGGTTTTTGGTTTATGAATAATGGTAAACCAACTTACATAACAGGAACGCACTATATGTATTTACAGTGGAGTAAGATAGATGTAGGTGCGCCAGATTATAGAGAAGCTAATAGATTATTCTTTATATTCTGGGAAGCTTGTAAAGCAGATAATAGAAGTTACGGAATGTGCTATTTAAAAAATAGACGTTCTGGTTTTTCGTTTATGAGTTCAGCTGAAACAGTTAA